GGTCGTTGGGGACAATAATACAGTTGTCTCATTAGACTCTAAAGCGTTTACACGCCATATCGAGTCAATTTCTCATTTCGATTTAAAAATCGGAATGCATGACGCAGTCATATCTGACTGGGCTATTTATAGCTGTGAAGAAGCTATGAGACTACCAAAGAACTACAATAATCTTTGGCAGAATATTCGACGTTCATCGTGGAATAAAACAAACTTACCCTATGTAGATTATCCTAGGGTACGACTCTTAAACATGGTCTCTAAAGACCGTGAGTTATTTTCCGATACTAATGTCGGAAAAATGAACCTATTCTTCAAAGAGAAGGATAGATACGTGAATACCTTCGGAAAGGAATTCGCTGTCAACCAGTACCGTATCGCTACTTGGTTTATCGATCAGTTTAATGACTGTCGACCCCTCGCGCAGTGGTTACCTGCGCGTATCGGTGGTGTAGGACGTACACCAGCAAGACTCAATTGGAGAGAATATCCAATGGAGGTTCGCCCAATGTTAGCAGAACTTGGGAGAGATTTGCATAGCTTAATTAGCCTTGCAAGGAGGGCTGATAATTTTATTATCTACCCAGGTAGGGACCAACCATTCCTACAACAACTCCAGGCCTTTAAAGCCTGGATAGCCCATGATAGACATGGGAATCTGGATGATCATATAATGTTCATCCAAGACCGCGCTCCACTTTTAGAAGTTGAACGCTTTAAGATCCCTTTTTCTGAAGAGATCAAAACATTCGGTAACTTATTACCGAAAGATCTTGTCGTTTCAAAGACAAAAATTCTAGCTACACAAATGTTCCTAGAAAGACTCGATAGCTTTGGGCATATCGAGGAAGATCTGAAAGAAGCCCAGATCTTTAACCATGAGGAAGACCTCATGACAATCCTTATTAAATATAAGGAGAGAGAATACGAGAATGAAAATCTCGTTTACCTTATCAATCTTATGAAAGGTAAGGAAAAATACCTAATCAATCGAATAGGACATGAAGACTTCTATCACATAGAGGCCTTAGAATTCTTGGAATCCAAGAAGAAAAATACACAGGTAATTATACCTGTGCAATATAATAACGCGCAAGCGCTATTAGATCGCCTCCGTTACGAAGAACGAGACGCAATTCGATGGTTGAAAGCAACCACTGAAAGTAAAACATCACAAGACCTTTACTCCGTGATGACATCCGCAATAATGACGACATTATTGCGCAGAAGATAACTTCTATGAAGCTCGCTTCCCTCCGGACCGGAATTAAATTTCTAGTCATCCTGGTCACAGATGAT